CAAACGCAGCAGCTAAGTTAGATTATGGCACTAACACAGTTACTTGTGGTAGATTAGGAGAATCTAATGGAGGTGTCGGTAAGATAGAAGGTACTGGCGATGCTATTGCAGATACTGGTGGTAAAATAATTGTCCAAAAAACAGGTAATCTTCGTATTATTGATTTAGGAAGCTCAGCAGTATTTACTGGAACAGTTGTTTTAGAATATAATGGTAATAATACTGGAGCCGTCTCACAAGATTTCAGACCAAGTTCGGGTACTTTTGATTTAATTATTAATTGTGACAATAAAACAGATACTGTACTTTGTAATGCAGCGACTAACAATATTAATAATTTAGTAATTACAAAGGGTATATTTAACCCTAATAGTTCAGACCTTACAGTAGCAGGAAAAACAATAATAGGAGATGGAAGTTCATCAGTAGGAGAAGCTATATTTTATGCTGGTGCTTCTACGTTAAGTTTAGGTGCATCATATACTGCTAGTTATGCAGTTTGGGTAAGAATAGGAGGAACCTTTGAAGGTAGTTCAGGTGCAGCACCAACAGGGGAACATACTTTTGGTTCTTATGCTAATGAAAATGGCGCAGCTAGTGTTACTAAACTTACAACACATGCAAACGGCACTATTGTGACAGCTGAAAACGCCAGTTCAGGTTCTTACGGTTTTGCTTGGACAGTTTATCAAAATGCTACTTTTTCTCATTCTAATGGTTTGGTAACCTTTACAGGAGCTACTTTAACAAGTACTTCAACTCAATTCTATGGTTTACATGACCACCCTTTATACAATGCAATTATTAATGCTTCAGGGAAAACTTATTATTTGAAAACAGGTGCTGAATTTGATAATAATCTTACAATAACAGCAGGAACATTAGATACAGGTGGAGACTCTGATAGTAACCTTACAGTAACAGGAATTACAAGAATAGGCCCAGACAGCGGTGCAGCAGACCAAGCAACATTAACTTGTAATGCTTCGGCAATAAGTTTAGGTTCTGGAATTACATCCAGTGCTTACGGAGTGTATGTAAAACAAGGTGGAACTTTTGTTGGTGGTAGCGGAACACATACTTTAGGAAGTTTAAATGTTTATGATAATGCAGCAGCTAAATGCACACTGACAAGTGGAGTTACTACAATTAATGGAGAACACAGTGGAGAGAATTATAATATCGTTGTTCAAGATGCAGCAACTTTTGATAACGCAGACGGGACTATAACATTTACAGGGCCGTCATCAAGAATATATTTTAGACTTGGAACTCCTAAGCCCCATAATGTAATAATTAATTCAAATGGAAACACTATGACCTTAAATCAAGATTTAACTTGTGAAGGTAACTTGACAATCACGGCAGGAACTTTAAGTACGTCTGGAACTGACCTTGCACTTACAGTAACAGGAGAATTGCATTCACAAGGAACATTTACAAGCAACTCCTCAACAGTAACGGTAGGAAATTTATTAATTGAAGGAGGAACTTTTAATGCTCCTGATGGTTCAGGAATGTTAAATATAACTGGAGAAGGTAGCTCAGGTTTAGGAGATGGATATGCATTTAGACGAGTTTCAGGAGCATTTGTTGATAATACAGGAACGGTAACTTTCAAAACACCTACAACAACATCAATAAGAATGGGAACTGCTGGTCAGGATTTTTACAATGTTATTTTTGATGAATCATCAGCAGGTGGTGTTTATTCTACAAACGATGAAGGATTTACTGTAACAAACGACTGCACACTTACTGATGGAGATTTTGATACTACATTAGGAACTGCAACTCCGTTAATAGATATTCAAGGAGACCTTAGTATTGGAGCAAATAACACATTCGGTGGTATAACTCAAACACAAACAAGTGGTATTTCATTCGGAAGTGTTACAATAGAAAGTGGAGGAGAACTTAAAGCAACAAGCGGAACTACTACTATTACTGGCACTGGCACAATCCTTGATATAAATGGAACATTTACGCACAATAATGGTAAAGTAACAATTACTGGTTCTGGTGACCACCAAACTCTTTTACCGGGTGGTGCTACATTTAATAATATAGATTTAGACACAACCAGCGGTCACGATACTAAATTACAAGAAGATATAATAATTCTTGGTACATTAGACTTAACAGATTCTACTGATTATTGGATTGTAGATGCTAATGGAGCAGGTGCAAACGTTACAATGACAATGGGAAGCTCAACAGCTCAAGGAACTATTGAAAGTGCATACGATAGTCGATTTAGACTAAATCCGGGTTCATCAGCTAAATGTATAATACAAGGTGCATCTACTGTAAATCCTTGTAAGGTCACAAGTAATGATTGGTATTGGGATTATGGAAGTGGTGCAGCAGGAACAGAACTTGCCAATATAGATTTTCAAACTGACCTTGAAACAGATAAAGGTGGAAGTAATACAGCTAAGATAACACTTACAGGAGATTGTGAGTTTGATGCCGTAACAGTGAGTGGTGGAGATACTTTTGATATGAATGGTAATAGGATGACAACAAGTGGTTTGTTGACAATACCTTCTGCTGCACCTACTGGTGGTAAAATGATTTTTAACGGTTTGTTAGAATTGAATGGCGGTATGGACCACGACGGTGTATTAGATGGTACAACTCCAAATTTGTGTGATGTTTTGATTAACACTAAAGGTACATTTAACGACTATCCGGGCTCGCCATTTAGAACGTTAATGATTAACGACTCAACTTTTGCTACAAACACAACAAGTCAAAGATTTGGAACTAAAACACTTATTGGTTGTGGTGAGCTTCGAAGTACTGGTGGTACAAGTTCTGTAGAAAATTTAATAATAACAACAGGAGGCACATATAGTGACAATGACCAAGGAGGTACAGTAGAAGTAACAGGAGATTTAACTCTCAGTGGTGGTCTTATTGGTAAGAGTGGTTTAGATATGGATGGAAGTTCTACAACTTGCACAGTAAGCGACGCTTCAGACTTTGACAGTTTAACAAATGCAACTTGGATGGGTTGGTATAAAATAGATGACATTTCAGCAGACAGAAACTTTATGGGACAAAGTTCTTCATTTAGTTTACAAATTTTTGAAAACTCTACAAATAAACCTAGATTTTCATTATATGATTCTGGCGGTGGTGGTTGGACAGATATGGAAGGCAATACTACTATTACTGTTGATAACAAATGGCATCACATTGCTTTTGTTATGGATGGTTCTAATAACAAGATGTATACTTATATAGATGGTAAATTAGATTCAGAAGGTGCTTGGACAGGAACATTAAATGGCTCAGGTGCAGACATTTATCTTGGAGGATATCGCTCAGGTAATGAAAAATATTTTGCAGGTTTATATGATTCAGCTTCTTTCTGGAATGTAGCTTTAACAACAACCCAAATAAGAGCTAAGATGTTTTCAGATTTTGCTAGTTTAGACAGCAACACAGGTTGTAAAGGATGGTGGCAGTTTGATGAAGGAACGGGGACTTCAGTAGCTTCTGAAGTAGGAAGTCACACAGGAACAATATCTAATGGAGCTTGGGCAGGAACAGGAACATTTACACAAGGAACTTCCACAGTTGATATGACAGGAACTGGTACTTTAACTATGAATGGTGACATAGATTTTAATATTTTAAAATGTGCCGCTGCAACCAAAACTACAACAATAACACGATTATCAACTGGTTATATTAATATTAACACTAATTTATATAAAGGTGCTGGTACATTGGCTAGAGGTAGTGGTCTCAGTTGGAGATGGTCATGGAAAACTGGCACTGGTGCAGTAAATAATAGTGGTTTATCTGTATCTGGAGCTTCATATCCAGTAGACTTAAGTAGTACGTATGTAGTATACTATCACGATGCAACAATCGCTAAAGAAGTAAAATGGGAATATTTTATTAATGGTACTGATACGACGTTAGCTGCAAATCAAGAAGTCACAGGATATTGGAACAATGCTGCTTATCAAACAGATGCCGCAGATTATAATCTTAAATGTGGAACTATGAGATATAGTGATAGTGCAGGTGGTAAGTTTATTATGAGTGCTGGAGATTTATGGTTCACAAACACAGCTGGTGGTTTACAGTTTTCTTATCCATCTAATACATTTACAGTAGGCCCCGGCGCAACCGTTTCAGGTTCTAGCGCAGGGACTAACTTCCAATCTCAAAATGATTTCTCGGTTGTAGGTAACATAGAAAACTTAGATGTTACAAATGAAGAATTAACAGTATTAGGAAACGTAACTAACTGTACTGGAGATATACATAGATGGAACCCTACTATTGATACAGGGCAAATGTTAGACGCAGATACAGCAGATGACCGAGACGTACGTTTAGGTAGTGATTTAGATAGAAATACGGAGTTAGTAACATAAGCAAAGGTTTAAATATGGACGAGACAGATAAAATACTATTGATTCGCATTGACGAACGCGTCAAGACCATTTATAATAGAATGGATAAATTCGAAACACTCTTTACGAATCACTTAGCTCATCATGAAATGTGGGAAAACGACCTCAAACGTCAAGTAAGATGGTTAGTTGGTGTCGCACTTACCGCAGCTACAGGCATGGGCGCGTGGGGGATGATGTAATATGGAAACATTTACGTGGAATACACAATTTAGAAATAGGGTACGCCTGTTGGCAGGTATAGAACAAGAGGAATTAGACAACGATACTCTTGACATATTAGCCAATATATCAGCAGAATGGTTCCAAGAAAACACTGGCCTCACTTATACACTTAATTCAAGTAACTCTTATGATATGGCAGTTATATATTATACCTGTTATCTAGGGTGTTTAGCCCAAAATGGTGTCGGTATAGACCGTATAACAGTAGGAGATTTACAAGTTTATTATGATACATCAGATTATGAAATGTATGCAACTCTTGCTAACCAAATGTTAGCTATGAAACTCGGACTCAGTATTAAGACAACTACATACAATGCAGCTCCATACCTTGGACAAGTCAATTGGGACAAAAACGTTACTGGTGTCGATGCTACTAAGACAATGTATCCTCCAGTGAGAGGGGTACATTATGATTCTTAATCAGCAAGGTGTTAGACCGGGCTCTATTAATATGGGACGTGTATTACGTCACTTGAGATATAGAAGCGAACAGAGTAGAATAGTTACATACTATAGACCTCCTATTTATAATAAAGATAGTTATGGCGTAGAAACTACAGTGGTAAATACACCAGAGATTCTTATGCCAAGGTTATCAGCTCTAATACGCCCTAGCATGACTGCGGACTATCAACTACAAAAGTCTGGTCATAATATTGTAGGCGCTGCTAGAGTTTACACACCCAATATTCAAACAATTAAGAACCCTATCTTGGATGATGCTTCAGTAAACGTGAATAATTTTGACCAAACGGTAGGGAAATCGAACATTGTCTTTAATGAGATAGAGGGATGGGATAGATTTATTGATATAGGTCGCTATATTTATCAAGTTCCTACTAATGCTACGACTAATTGGGCTTCTGGTAGTGCAGATGCTACATTTGAGTCTGATGGGCAAACACTTACAGCTACATTAGGTACAGATTATTCAGGCACAATCAATTATGCTACAGCTGCTACAAACACTCTTGAAGCAGATAGATTTCAATTTGACATAAAGGTTAGTGGAGCAAGCAGTATAGAGCTTGAAAAGTTTGCTACATATAACGGTGGAACTAGTACTCAGTTTTTGTCTTATACTCCAGCTACTACGCTTACAATACCTACAGGAAGTTGGTTAACAATAGATGTACCTTTTGCTAGTGGTAGTATATCTGATGGAACTACTATATATAAAGAAGGTAATCGTTTTGCTGTAACTATGGCAAGTGGTGCCAGTTTCGATGATGAATCTGATTTTAGAAAATTTGAGTTTGATATTTCTGGTGCAGCTTCTGGTAATAAAGTTTATATTAAAGGTTTAAGATTTTATAAATCATTATCTTGGCATGTTCATTCTGCTAAAGAATTGAATAGAGATTATATGATTTTTAACTGTGTACGAGTTACTGGTGCACGTGATTCAAGAAGGAGGGCATACGACTAATGGCACCTGACCACTTGAATTACATAGAACGTACTATTATAGATAATTTACGTACAGGTACATATAAAACTGGGATAGACCCAGTAGACGCAACAGCATGGAGTAATGGTTCAGTTAAGGTATTTGGTCAATTTCCAGAACCTGAAGAAGCACAGTACCCATGTATAGTAGTACAAATGGTTGCTAATGGTATAGAAGAACAATTTTTAGGACAAGTATTTGATGACACTCGTGGTGAGTTATATGGTGCTGCATTTCAGATTCATGCAATTGTGGATGGAGAATCTACTCTTGATAATGGAACTGGAAATGGATTTAAACAACGTAAACTTTTAAATTATATGATGTTATCTATCGCAAACATAGTTAATGACTGTACATTTAATCCTAGTAATACTGAAATAGTTTCAAGATACCACACAGGATTTAAAGAAATAGGTTATGACCCAAATTTAGAACTATTTGCTGCTACCACAGGCATGATTATAGTATTTAAAAACGATAGATAGAATGACAAAATTACAATTCCCAACGAAAGGTGAGACTATTGAAAGAGGTCAAGCCATTTCGATTATTAATACGGGTTATTTACCCTTTATACCCTTCACAACTCAGTATAAAATGGGTTTAGCTGGGAGTCAAACAGATTTTTTAGTACCTACACGAGTTAATCTTAGTGAACAAGGTAGGTCTGGTGTAGCAGATTGGGCATATAGACCTAAACCTATGTCAGGAAATTCTTTTAAACCAAACATAGAAAGATATAACGAAGCGAGGGCTGGAGAAGCAAGAGATGCTACACCCGGTTATGGGATGTATGACAAAAAAGCAGACGAATATGTGGCATTTGGTCCAGAAAAGTTTCAAAGAAAAGAATTAAGAGATAGACAAACACCCACAGACCAACTGATGGACGATTTACGTTTTACACCAAACAATGATATGTTTAGAAGGTCTACAGCTATAGCAGCTGAATTAGCTAATATAGTGTCTTCTATGAATGCTGGTGAGGCCCAGTCTCAAAAAGAAGACGCTGAGATGGAAGAAGAGGCCATATTAGATTTATTTTATGAAAGTGAAGTTCCAGAACTACAAGCTATTATGCAAGAGGCACGCGCTAAAGCAGAGGAAGGTGGTACTTCAGTAATAGGAAATCGTAAGAAATATGGACTAAGTCCAGAGACATATGATTGGTCTGTTAAAGATATGGAAGATTTAACAAAAATGCATGCCATGATTAGTATTATAAACCAAAATGCTAGAGGAGATTTATTATCTGACAAAGTTATAGGTCTTGAGGTTACCAAAGATGTTAAGTTTTTTGCAGAAGATAGAGTTAAGGGTGACTATGGAAATATACCAGATGCAGAAAAAGCAGAAAAATTTCTAGCAGATACTAGAGATAATATGCAACAAAAATTTGATGCCATTAACAAAAAGATTAAAGAATATTTAACTACAACAGGTCATATGTATAGAGATATGACAGGAGGAAAAAAAGCTCCTTCGCCTCACACATTAGAAGGTTTTACAATGCAGACAATATCACGTGCCCGTGAAGCACTTTTACATGATACTTACAAGGATGCTACTTATGCTTTCCAATTTCCAGATGGAACTAAAGCTGAAGGAGGTCCATATGAAATAGCTTTAGAGATTATACCAGTTTTTGATAGTGAAGGTGTGTTACAAAGAGTAAACCATACTGTTGCTATAGTAGAAATGGCAGGTTATGAAGGAGCTAGAGCTGCTATGCAACCGGGTATGGCTAATTTACTACTTAAACATATGCATGAAACATTAAAATTAGATTTAGAAGTAGCTACAGATATATTGAACAGAGCATCAACTATAGTAGGTACAGAATTACAACTTATGGCAGATAGAGGTAACCAAATAGGAACTCGTTTCCAGACAGATTTAGGTTTTTTTATGGGTGATAGTTATATAGCTTATACTACTATGACATCTACTATGTCTAACAAAGAGATTAGTGATGCTTTATTTGGTATGATTATGGAAAGTGCCGGTAGTCCAGAGAATACTAAAGAACTAGCGGAAATGTTAGAAGCAATGTTTAATGATGGTGCTTCACTTACTCAACAATGGAAAGATAAAGTAGGTGGTAATGACTATACTGTAGATAAAGGCTTTGTATATGCTAAAGGAGGAGGACCATTTACTGGGGATGGAACAGGTCAAGGGGTAGGAGTAGTTCCATTTATAGGTTCAAGTCGACAAATGGGATTAACAGAGGCTCTCCAGAGAACACCAGCAGGAATGTCAAGAATAGGTACTGTAGCTAAGAACCCAATACGACGTATGACTGGACAAACACCGGGAGCAAAAGACTTATTATTTAGACCTGATGGTACTGCAAATCGTGAAAAGGGTTGGCTATCTAAAGCCTTTGGTATTAATCCATCTAAAACTGGTTTTGAAAACATGGACCCAGATGGTGTAATTAGAGTACGAGAGAGCTGGTTTAAAAAGTATGGTGCATCTAGAAATATAAAGGAATTTAATCCTTACACAGATAGGATTTAAAGCACAAGCTTTATATACTACAGTTGAGTATAATAAGGGTAGTGTAATGTAATGTTGTTTAAACAAGCAAAAAAGAGGAACAAAATATGGCATATTACCTAGGAAGAGATTGTGATGTATTTTTCACAACCGAAGGAACCGACACGTCTGACATGGCGATAGGAGTAAACGCAAGTAACCAAGCTTATGTAGATAGTGATGCAACTATCACATCTGGTTTTACGTTTGCATTATCTATGGCTAGCGCAGCATCAGTTTCCGGAGGTCGAGTAAGTGATTTGATAGGCGTGGACCTATCAATGGCATCATCAGACGAAGACGTAGGTCCCTTTTTTGGTCACATAAATACGCAAAAAGTAACAAGTGGTAGGAAAGACACCACAATAACTGTAACTCGAAAAAAGAAAAACAATATATGGGATATTATTTTTAATGGTCCCTCTTTGCCGGCAGATTTCGAGGGTAGCACAAATGAAGCTGGACGAATGGGAGCTCGATTCGGATTAGCAAACGGTGCATCAACATCAGCTAGTGATATAGGTATGGGTTTAGATTTTCCAGCTTATGTCTGTAGCGGAACAGCAGGGGCACACCCTGTTTACGGATATCGCGTGCATATGAGATTAAGAAACGGTGACGGAACTAACTACGGAGAAGTAATTACACTAACAAATTGTGCAATTACTGGACACTCAGTATCAGTCAATGCAGACGGTACTACAGAAGAAACAATGGAACTGACTACATCAGTAATGCCAGCAATGGCTTACTCAACGACCGCAGCTACATTCAATACAACGCCTACAGCGTTGGGGATGTTCTAATGGTCTATTTCGTAGGAAGAGATTTAGATGTTATTGTATCTACAGAAGAAGCAGACAATGGTTTATTCTGGCAATCAGGAGCTACAGGACCATCTTGGGCTTTTGATGATGCAGTATCTAAAGCATCTTATTCATTAGTAGCAGTACCAAGAGGGCACACAGATGCTCAAGCTTCTGGTAATGAGTTAAAATATTTAATTGGTGCAGATTTATCCGTTGGTGCAATGGATGAAGATATAACATATGTAGGTTTCCGTGATGTTACGAAAGTAGAAATCAAAAAGGAAACAACATTAACTTTAACACGTAAGAAAGTTGACGCAGTATGGGATGATTGGTTTAACAACGCAAGATTTGGATTAACAGGAGCTGCTTTAATAGGTGCTTCTGATAATGAAGAACCAACCCAAACACGTGGATTTAGAATCTGGTTGAAACTAAAACCTAGTGGAACTAATCAAGGAGATACATTTACATTGAGGAACTGTTGCTTACAAAGTCATACAGTAACTACAAACGTAGATGGAACCTTTGATGAAACTATAGAGTTTATGACTTATATAGACCCTAAGATAGGAAATACTGGTTCAGCCGTTGTAACCCCAACAACTGACTTATAAGGTTGTTAAATAACTAAGCAGGGCTGTGCCCTGTTTGGTTTTATAAAAGGAGATAGAAATGTCAAAAGAAGAAAAAGAAATAGAAACTTGGACAATAGAAAGCTTGGTAGCTTTAACAGACGAAGTACAAAATGAAGAGGTTGAATATAGAGGAAAGGTTTTAAAAATACAATTCTGTGAATTAACAGAAGAAGAAGAACCTACCGGCTCATTTAAAGATGACTTCGAGAACGAAGAAGAAAGAATGACTTATTATCAAGAATTAGGTACTATGAGAGTACTTAAAATGATAGAAAAAGCAAACGAAAAAGTTCCAGAAAATAAATTATTGGATAGTGAAACATGGTCAAAATTACCTACTACCCTAAGATATGCTATTGCTAATAAAATAATGGCTATCAATGCGGAAGTACGCGAAAATTTTACCATGGGATGACCGAGACACCTAGACCGGTCGTCCTTTACGTCCCTCTTATGAAAGAGTTAGGAATATCATGGACTGAAATAAAGAATATGCCCGCATATGAACTAGAAGGTTTACAAGGGGCATTGAATGAATATAATGCTCTCCATTCTATGGATGGATATACAGCAGATGAAGTGGGTGAAATCGCCAAAAATAAACCCCAAATAAGGTCTTCTTGGGCTCATTACCAAGAAAAAAGGGCTAAATTTGATGATTTAATTGGAAAGAAAAGAAAAGTCTCATTTGATGGATTGATGTAGAATGGGTGTAGCAGGTCAAATATTCGCAGCTAGAGTTGCTATTGGACTCGCAGTACCCTCTCCTAAGGCTCTAAGTCAAACAGGAGAGATGCTGGGTAACTTCTCTAAGAAGATGTACAAGAAGTTAAATAGTCACCATCTCGAAGCAGCACAAGAGAGAAGCCAAGTAACCACGCAAGAGTTACAACGAGCGAATGCTCGAGTGGCTGAATTCCAAAAACGCTCTCAAGCCGAATTGATGCAATCTGCACAAAGGTCTTTAAATAGAACTAATAAAATGTTTTCAGGACAAGTAGCGTCATCATCGCGACAAGTCCAACAAATGCGAACTGGTTTACAACGCGCTACTCCTGCTTTAGCACCCAAATTATTCGCTAATATAAATACTGATATGAAATCGGCTGAAAAATATCAGCGTATAATGAAGAATTTTATTGAATTAAATAACCAAGAAAGACAATCTGTTATAAAAGCAACTGAAATAACACTAGAGCAGTCTAAAGTTAGAAGTGCTGCTGCTGCTATACGAGCTAAAGAATTCGTAGAAGAGCAAGAATATGCTGCTTCTTTGATAGAGGATGCTCAGGCATTAGAAAAAACCTATGAGCAAATGCTTATTTTAGATAAAGAGCGCTCACAAGAAAAAAGAAGGCTCGCTGAAGAAGAGAAAAATCTACTAAAGGACCAAAAAGATGCACGAGATAGTGCAAATGAATCTTTAAAAATTCAAGAAGATTTAACAAATGAATTGACAGAAGCCCAGAATAAGCTCCATGATGCTATGCAAAAGGCAGTTTATACTATGAAAGAGGGCTTTGGACAAGTATTAAGAGATTCTATCTCTATCTTAACTGGTTTCTACTATAAACTTGGTGAAACTACCTCTGCTTTACAAGTATTTGAAAGAGAACTGTTAAATGCAAATTCTGTGTTTAATCTTACTCGAGACGAATTATTCAAGACTTCTCAGACTATAGTACAATTTGGCCAAGAATTTGGTCTTGCTATGGATAACGGAGCCGCTGGTCTCTATCAACTTGCTTCGGCTGGTTTAGATGCTAATGAAGCTATGTCTGTTTTACCACATACTTTAAAACTTTCTATGGCTGTACAAGGAGACCATAACACTATATCTAAGCTTACTGCACAGACACTGTTCGGTTTTGGTATGGAAATGGACCAAGCAGGTTTATTAACAGATAAATTTGCGCATGCTATTCAGAAATCTCTTATTGAGTATGAAGATTTAACAAGCGCTATCAAGTTTGCTCTACCTTTCTTTACTGCTACAGGGCAAAGTATAGACCAACTATTGGGGTCTCTACAGGTCTTGACTAATAGAGCTTTGGAAGCTGGTATTGCAGGTCGTGGTTTAAGACAAGCATTAGCTGAGTTTGCTGAAGGTGCAGAAGATAATGCTACTGCATTTGCATCTATGGGTATAAACATCCTTGACGCTAATGGTGAAATGCTACAGTTGACCGAAATTGCTAGATTATTCGCTGACGTAGTAGGGCCTGAAACAGCTAGTAATACTGAATTGTTAACAGCACTGATACAAGATTTGAATGTACGTGGTGCAACCGCGTTTATTCACTTAGTACAGAATGCTGAAGAGTTTGAAGAAGCAGTACAAGCTACTGTAAATGCAGGTGGAGAATTAGATGAAATGGTTAGAATTCAAAATGAATCAATATCCGCTCAAATGCAAATTTTAAAGAATAATGTCGAAGCAATTTTCTTTATGCGTGATGCTAATGCAGATGGAACTGAATCCCTAAACGAGTTCCACCAAGGTGTATTAGACGTTATCGCTTCACTTAGGGGATTAATCGTAGAAGAACTAGCAGATGGTACATTTGCATTAACTCAATTTGGAAGAGATATAAGAAAAATAGCAGTACAAGGTGTAGAATTATTTGCCGGGGCTGTGAAATCTATGGTTAATATCATTAGAGAGTTTAGTAAAGAAGGTTTCTTAAACATCTCTATGCTTAAAGCTTACTTTATGCCTGTTTCTGCGGTTCTTAAAGTAGTACAACTATTAGGTCCAAACGTACTAAAATTAGCACTATGGATTAAACTTTTAACAGCAATAATACCTGTTAATACACTGCTTACGCTTGCAGATACAGTAGCCACGATAGCTAATAACACTGCTAAGGTAGCTAGTGCAGCAGCAAGTAGAGCATTGGCAGGTGCAGAAGCAGGTAGAGCAGCTGCAACTAATGCGGCAACTACTGCAACACTGGCACAGACCTCCTCACTCGGTTCACTGGGTGGAATGTTAAAAGGATTAGGTAGAGCATTGATGAATCCTTATGTTGCAGCCGCAGCTTTAGTAGCAGTTGTTGGTTATTTAGTATTAAGAACAATGGATTTAAAGGCGGCATGGGATGGATTAAAAATTGGTTTTTCAGAAACACTTAGAATGTTAAAATATGCAGTATCTCCATTAACGGAAATGTTTACAGAATGGGGAGAAGCTACAGAAAGAGCTATGAAATCTTTCGGTTTTTCGGATAATCGTGCTTTTATGATAGGTATAATGCAAGAGATAGGTTCTATTGTGGCTTTAATAACCTTTGCAGTTGCTAAAGCTATAGCTACAGTTTTACAATTTATAGCAGATTTAGCACATACTACCGTAGATATAGTATTAGGTCCTAATTTAGAAAATTTAATTTGGGCTATTAAAGAATTAAGAAAAATGGATGAATTGGGAGCAGGAAATTACACAAGAGACGTTGCGACTGGTGGCGCGTCTACAATGATAAGAAACTATCAAGAGGCTACTGGTCAGTCTACTTATGATATAATAGCTAGTGAACATAAATTAGCAGCCGATACAGCATATGGTACAGGTGGAGATGGTTACTGGGGTACTAAATATTCGCCCGGAGGTATGTTTGATTATGTTATGGATTTTGCTAATGGTGGTAAAATTCCAGCATATGCTAATGGAGGACCTATTTTAGTAGGAGAAAGAGGTCCAGAACTGATTATTCCTCCTAGGATGGGAGGACAAGTTTTAAATACTGACAGGACCCGAAATCTATTAAGAGGACAGACAGGCATGTCCAATGGTAACGGAATGATTAATACATTAATAGTACAAAATTTAACAGCGGCTAATTCAACATCTAATAATAGTAAGATAGCCGTAGACACTTTTGCAGGAGTAGTATAATATGGCAGGTCCAATAGATATACAAAAGAATTGTTTTTATAGAAAACATAACATTACTACAGAAGGTGCTATAGAATTAAGACCTTCTTTAACAGACGCAGCTTTATCAGGAACAAGAGATATAAAGCTTAACGGAGGAACTAGTTCTAATATATTTTTATTGTCTGGGGCAACCCCACCATCATTAACCTATGGAGATGGACAATTAATAGGTGGAGATTTAGTTTTATATTGTAGTGGTACAGAACTCAGTTCTACAGGAGCTCCTCCTATAGTAGACCTTTATGCGGCAGTTTCTGGAACTACATTCAAAGAAGGAGATATGGAATTATCCCATGGTTGGGAAAATTTAACTGGTCAAAGTGGTAGCGTAGCTGCTGGTTCGGCTATAATAAATGGAACAGGTACTTCCTTTATGACGGATTTTAACGTAGGAGATGATATAAAGATAGGACCTGCGGCATCTCCTGAAATCAAAGTAGTTGCAGAAATTACAAATGACACTACTCTTACTTATTCAGGAACTGTTCACGGTTCTGGTATAGCAGCAACCTCTAATAATTTATATAAATCACGTTTTTTTGGTGATGAATTATCTGTTTATACTGCTCACGCAGATAAAGATTTATATACTTATTCCGAAAATTTTGATGGAGGTCAAAATATAGGAACTGCTTCAATTGCTGGTTTTAAAGTTTCTGAGCCTTATATTTCATTAAATAGTTTTAATGGTGATAAATTAGCAAGTACACTTTATGCAGGTGGTAATTATTCATTAACTTATGGTTTATATCAATCATTGACTGGTGAAGACGCAGGACCTTCAGGTGCAGCCTTTTTCAAAGAATACTTTGGAACTAAAGAAGATAATACGAGAGCTGAAACTGTGGTAGAAGTCATAGAAACAACTTACACAGTAGGTCCTACTCTTGATGCAACAGCAGAACGCAGAACTGCTCCTCAGACAATAACAACTACTGGAGATAACCCTATAATGTATATCAAACCTCTTGACGAAGAAAAATTAGATGATTTATGGGTACCAGCCAATGACTATAGAGAAGGTATGGAAAATATTTTTGCTTTTACTCCTTACTGGAGATGGAAAGATATAAAGGGCCTTGTACAATATAGAACTAGAGAAAAAACTAACGTAGAAGAAGCTGAAGATGTTAATACAAATAACACTATATTTGATAGTGGATTAATATATGCCAGTCCAAACATAAGTACGTTTTACGGTGCAGGTGATAAAAGTGGTCTCCCCGTTAACAAATCTATAATTCAAATTTCAAATGAAGCATATGCCGAAGGTGGCTCTTCTTTACAAATGTATAACTTATGGAGTTATTCTAAACTTAATGCTTATCGCACAGACCAAGAGGGATTAGACCCTATGTACGGAATTAGTGGTGCTGCTAATCCACAATTCTGTTGTGTTGGTATGAAAAATGTGCCATTCCCTCAACAAATAGATAATGCTTTTAATGTTAAAGCACAAGGTAATGGTAATGGTGAAGGTCATGCATGGGATAATGTTACATTACCAGAAATTAATATTAAATTCAATGTTAAAGAAATGGATGTAGTTCCTACTATAGCTAGTACACTCACAGATGCAGCTGACCAGATAGCCAAGCAAGGGATATTTACAGATTACTGGGGTGCTAATATGACTGCCGGAACTGCTGTAAATAGATACACTGATACATGTTATGTTAGTGGTACTAAAGATTGGGAAGTTGGGACGGGACCTTTCGATTTTCAATTTAGAACATTGATGCGCAACTTTACTATATGTTTTTCTAATTATCCACCTAATGAAGGTGAAGGGTTAGATAGTTTCATTCATCGGGGATTAAAAGACTATTATGATGGTACTACACCCGGTGATAAATTTATAGGAGGTCTAACAATATTTAAAGACCGTGCTGCAAAAGGAGTTTATAATAGTGCTGGAGCTTCTGGCACTGCATTCGAAAAAGGTGATGGTAATGTATTAACTGCTATGTCTTTACAATGTGGTCAATCTAATTATGCTCAAGGTAATTTGATGTCTGGATATCAAGATAATGTATTAAACATTGAAAATGTAAGAAATCGTATTTTAAAATTTAATAATGCTAGTGGTACTGCTACTCAGTCTGCTGGTCTAATGTGTTTTGCTGGTATACCTGCTAACGATGGTAATAGTGAAAATGCGACTGGAGTATATGGTCAAGAATTTGAACAATCTGTCAATTTATCTATGGACCAATTTGTTAATGCTAAATTTGTTTTTAATGTACTAGGTGGTTCTGCCGCTGGAAGACTAGGTGCAGTAAATGATAATATAGGAAAAGCTGACCAGTGTAGGGTTTACTTTACAGATGGTGTTATAAAAACTGCCAGTAGTACTGAGACAGAAGGGACAGATGTATTAAGCGCGGGCACTTTAGAAGAACCCGTTTCTTTACCTATACTTTTCCCTACATCTCCTCATAACTCTACTGCCGGTATAGGACAAACATGGTTAGAACAACCATCTTTATGGCCTAGATATATGACGTTATGGGTAACCAACTATAGACAAACTAACTATCAATCAGGTACTACTGACGATTTAATGGGTGAACAACAACCGTGGGCAGCATATACTGGTTCTAAAGTTGATTTTGGTATAACTGGAGACTATCCTAGTGATTATGGTGTAGACAAACAAACTAACGTTTTTGTAGATAATATACATTTTTCTAATTTTACAAACGCAGTACACAATGCGTCTGTCAAAGCGACAGGACGCACTGATAATATAGTAATTAAGTCATGGCCTACTAAATCTCCAGTACAAGTTCCACCAAATTACGCATTATATGATGCAGTAGCAACCGCTGCTGGTAGACTACCGGGAAGTATGCTATCTCCTACCTTTACAAATTACCATATGCCTACTTACGTACTTTTAGGTTTTGATAATGGTCCTGCGGATTTTTATGCATCTGGTGGTGCAGACCCGGGCACAACCCAATGGTATCAATGGCATGGATTTGGTACAAGTGCTTTTAGCAATTTAGCTAAACAAACTACTTATACTACAACGCACAACATGTCGTGGTATAGGCACGCCGACCAAAGTGGTTTGATGAAATCATATGGTAATTACTTACAAAATTCTTATTTTTCTTATGCATTCTATAACGGTGGTGCTGCTACTAAAGCTGTACCAAGTTTCGCAACTTCTACTCCTACAAGAGGATTTATACAAACCACTCCTACTTTTGGTGCAACACAACCTACTGTGGCTTCTGATGAAATATTTAATTTTGCTACTGGTTCAGCAGCTTCTTTATTTACAGATGGTCTTACACAAAAAGGTTTTACACAATTTGGTGCTAAAGGAGATAATGGAAGTGATAATGATTATGATGGTTCTTGGCTAAAAAGAGAACACCCCTTTGTAGCAGCTAAAATAACTAAAATACCTTTAATTTATGATGAAGATGATATTTTAGAGGAAGGTGTTATTGAGGTAGATAGAGGTGCTATATTTGATATGCCTTTATCTGATGAGTATATAGTATATACTGTTGGAGGAGGTACTGGTTCATTGAGACCTCATGCTAATATTATAGCTGAAGGTAGTGCAGATAGTCCTTATTACGATTATGATACAAAAACTACTACTCAAACATGGTCAGGTACAATTAACAATACAGACACTACAATGGATATAGATGATGGTAATGGTTTGATACAACCAGACCCCGCTTTTGGTGTAACCATTTCACCAACCGATTATTTTCATACGGGTTCTTATGTAGCTTTACACAAAAGAAGTGATAGTTCGGTCCCTGAAATTATTAGAATTGATGGTTATGAAATAGGAGGAGGTGCTACTGGTTATGATAGAATGACTATATCACGAGCTCAGTTAGGTACTACCGCTTCTGTTAGGACGTCAGGGGATTATTATTTATATCCTATTATTAATACTTTTTCTATTAAAGGAGTTACACAAAGAAAGCAAAGAGATGGTAATAAAATTTTCTTGAACGTTCCTCAATTAGATTCTGTTATTAATGAACAAAATTTACCTTATTTATACATTTCACCTTACAAGTATTGGCAGTGGTTCCAAATGTGGCCCGGTGAAATGGCTATTGGCACTCCTGCATCAGCAACAACAAATGCCGGAATGGCTGCGGTTGAAGGAACTAAATCAGGACCTAAAGCTTATAGTGCTATTAGTTTAATGAAGTCTGGTAGTGCTGCTACAACTGCTACGGGTACTACATACAGTGAAGAAGAATATACCTTCTTATCTGCTATGACAGGTAGTGTAGGAAGAGTTTCACCTTACAATAACTTATGGAGTTTAGATACGGCTACTAGTGGCTCATCTATAGAAACTAGCATAGATTATGGTTTAGGTCCTTACACTGAAGATACTAGAACAGGTGGTCAGGTAACATCAAGAGGAGTATATTCTCAAAACCCTATGGCATTTAATTTAGATGGTTTAATAGCTAGTAAAGATTGGGGTCATGAAGAGCCTGTAGTAAATAAAGTAGTATTAGGAGCTCCCTTACTGTCTTCTTCTGCTGTGTTTTATGGTAATGATTACACTACAACTACAGCAAGACAAGGTATAGCTGCGGGTAGTACAATAATACAAGAAGATGTTAAACCTTATTATTTATGGAAATATTATGACCCCGTACCATCTGTGTCTAATTTTACAGTAGGTCCAGCGTTTAATCTATTAGATAGAGAAACAAATTTATATGATTTAACTAATGAGAATTTAAATGCTGTTAGGTTTAATTGGAGCGAATCGGGTGAAGATATATGGTATAGAATGTTAATAGTAGATGAAAAGGCCGTATATTCTAAATATCATGGATTCTTCGGTGCTGCTCCTCATCCGATGTTATATGGAGCTATGAATGAAGTTCCTACGTCCGTAACCTCAGCACCTACCCTTACATTTAAAGATACTACTACAGATTCATTTGGAACTACCTTTGAACCTACTGTAGGTACAGGAGCACGTATGAGTCCTGAAGGTCTACAAGGTTATGCCTTTGATACTGGTGTATCAGGTGCAGCTTCAACAATTAGTTGGCCTTTCACATCTAGTAAAGGAATATACCTCTCCACACAATATACTTTCATAATTCATTTAACACCCGGTGAATTTTCTGGAGCAACTAACCAGACTATATTCCATAGAGGTACTGCTGGCAACGGTGGATTAATAATAGAAATGGATAATGGTGTTGTCAAGGTAAACATGGGAGGTCTTACAACTCCTCTATCATCCAAGACTGTAAGTCCACGTGACGGTAAACAACCTATGATGATAGCATGTGTATATGATAAAAATGCAGATGTTCCTTGTAAGCTTTATATCAATGGAAAATTAGAAGATTATTCTTTGACCGGAACTACAGACCCTTCAGAAGGTGCAGGAACTACAACTTACATGTGTAACAATGCAGCTGGCAATCAACCTTATTATGGTTTAATGGAAGAGTTTATTATCTATGGTGGAGTAATATATTTCCCTGACGATACTGGTGAGTTTGTGTTAGATGGTTCTCGATATGTAGAAGTTGAAGATGATGGAACTAAATCAGACGCACTATCTGTACATGCTAAATTATTTATCATGGATTATCATAACATAAGAGGTGATGGAAAAGATGTTCTCTGTTCTACACCTACAATTTCATGGAGGCCAACGATAGCATGAGCTTACAATGGAATAGTGCAGGTGCTTCTAACCAAACAGGTTCTGTATACACTACATGCACTGCTAACCTTGTTTTTACTGATGACAATGTAAGAGCCGTTTATATAGATTGGGATGATGGAACTGACCCTCAAGGTAATAGGTCTAATAAAAAGGAATATGCTAACTATCAATGGCAACAGATAACTAAACCTACTGGCACGCTCAACGTAGAGCATACCTATACTGCTACTGGTACATACGCTCCAGTCATACAAGTATTAAATTCCGACGGTATAGTATCTGCTTATTACGGTTCTGATAGCACTAATACAGATGTCTCACCTTATTTTGACAATTCAAGTCATTATACATTTAAAGCTATAGATGGTCAAGCTACAGGTATTATGAATGTAGAAAATAAAAGTGTACTTAGTGGTATAGATAATTCTTTATTTAACAAAGAAGGAGCCAAGGACATATATATGACCGTTCCTCCATTACTTACAGCTGCCCAATTAACTGGCACTGTAGGCACTATAATATTAGAAATAGAGGCTGTAGTAGCAGAAAGTATAGTATCTTCTGCGGATATAACTGTACAGGCAGGAGCTACTCGTAGTATAAGAACGTTAAGATTAGAACATACCATCAATATAGCAACTGACCAACAAGTACCTATACCTATAACTGGTGGTCGCGTTTTAGAAGTTAAGAAAGTTACATACATGAACCCTAAATACACAGGTTCAGCTAGTACAAGAACAGACAACTTTAAAGCAAACAATGTTTTTAATTATTTAAAGATTTTTATTACCACTAAAGGTAATGATGGGCTCTATTACCCAGTGACATATGTATCAGCTGGTAGCCCAATAAAGAAGGCCGATGACGCTAGGCGTTATATAACTATGGACTTCTCGCAAAGTAGAGCTAAAGCTTCCAATGTGCTTAATAGCGCTTATAGATACGATGTAGGAAAGATGTGGATAAATCCTGCATATAAATGGAATGCTATAACAGGTTCTACCGCTGGAGATTATGAATTCTTTGGAGACAATACTAGTGGGTCTGATTCTAATAAACAAGTATCTTATACTTATGGTCAAACAAGACCAGATGGGTTAAATAGTACAACCTTTATAGGTGCTCCTGCTACAGGAACAAGTATACTCTTCTGTGAGACTGGAATGACTGGTAGTCCTCAAGGCTACTGGGATATAGAGCCGACAATCTCTGATAGAAGGTTCAGAACTAATCAGGTTTTAATAGATGAGTTTGGTGCATTTCAAGACCAATATCATTTAGTAAGAACATCCATGCAACCCACTCAGGCAGTAGTTTCTAATACTGGTTCAGAGATAAGTTCATTGGTTAATAATAAACCATTTGTATATAGGATAACACCTCCTAGTGATGCTGATTGGACAAAGGTAGATAAAGACCCTGATAGTGCAACAGCAAGTTATACTCAAGAAGTATTTCAAAATACCTCAGGTACTAGGTTATTACTTAGTGGTATGAACCAACAAGATTTTGAATATTTCAATGGTGATAATAGGTTTGAAGGTGGTGTAGCAGACCAGAACCGTAATTTTGAATATTTATTAATGTTATGGCCTAAGAAAACTAATAAGGTATTTTTTAATATATCTAATTACGCTTCTCAATTGATACAAGATTATATGTATCTTAATACCTCCCAAGACGACAGTGTGTGGTCTGTAGCAGGGGTAGATTATCTTGTGATGGAAGAAACTGGGACAAAACTACAGAACGCCTATTGGCAATCAGTACCCTTTAATGATACTACTGCCGTTACTATGAACACGCGGTATACCTCTGGTTCTAATGAAACTTATAAAGATACAACTGTAGGTTTAGCTAAATCAGGTTATATTGATTATGATATGCCTTTAGATTGGGCTAAAACTAACTTCACTGATTTGTGTGGAGGTATATTTAATCCGACAGTAGTTCCTACTGCTCCTGTAGCTGGTGACTTTGATATAACTATTACAGGTAATGTAGCCACTGGTAGTGCAGATTCTACTTACGGTAAGAGTATTACCCTCAGTTCTATTACTGCTGCGGCTGGTAACGAGCTCAGTACTTTAGGAACAGCAGATGACATAGGAGCTTTTAAATATATAGCTTTCGTTAAATCTGCCGACAAGGGAACAAATGTAGTAAACCGCCCACTATGGGTTGCGGGTGCTGATGGTGTAAATGCTGCTAACGCTGGCCTTACAACTCTCACTATGATTTATGGACAGAATGATGCAAGTAATTATAATATAGATAGTTTAGATGGTGAAAGTAGCGTCATATTTGTTATACGTAGAATAAATGCTTATGATGTTTTAAATGGTGCTTCTATGGTAGACAAAGGTTCTAGTGCTATACTAACTCCTCCTGTCGATTATCTATCTGGTTCTAGCTTCCCTCATACTTATATGTTATCTGGTAACTCTACCACATTAACTTCGTTTGGTACAGCTTTCTCTGCTGCTTGGAAGACTGGTGAATATTATCCTCTACGAATAGCATTGAGTGGAGCTGTAAGTAACTCCCAACCATTTTTTCCAGAGATATTTAATGTATTTGACGCTACTGAATCTCATGTAGAGATAGTTAAAGAAGTAGATGATAGTGCATATAATTTAAATGGCGTCCCTATAACTAGTGATGTACAAATATCACGTGGAGGCACATATTATCAAGCTATAACAAGAGGTGGTAAAGTTTATGTTTCCCGAACGGGTGATAGAATTGAGACTATTAGTTTTAGTAGTCAAGCTCTTGGAACTACTGATGGTAACTTTAATGATGTGTTTAGTAGAGACCCTGCGGCTGGAACAATAGCCGATAACAAAGGAAGTATGTATTGGAACTTACACAACATAAGAATGTTACAGTCAAGAGCTAAAAGAGTTTATTGGGATAACCAGCAAAAAGATGGTACATATGTAAGATATTTTGGAGTTATAACTAATTTACAAGAAACAACCCCACGCGGTGGACCTAAAGTCAATGTATCATTTACATTTCAAATGACAGTAACGGAGATATGTCTGATTGGTAAGGACAACGAACTTATGACAGACTTATTCCCTCTTGGTGGTATATCCACAGAAAAAGGATATACTAGTGGAGGAAGGCTTGATTAGTTATGTTGACTAAGAATCCTCGTATATTCATAGATGGTAGGCAAATTGATTTTATTAAAGCTTCTTACTCTCTACCGGGTGTACTTTCTGCTGCATCATTATCCTTTAGTGTTCCTTTATCAATAGCAGGAAACGAAAACTTATGGGATAAAGAAGTAACTCTTTATGTTGACAAAAGTGATAGTAAACCTATCTTTAGAGGATGGGTCAATAGAACTAAGAAAAATTTTAATGAAGTAGAGATATATGCTGAAGATGGATTTGGATATATGGTGAAGGGTGGTAGTACTACTGTATCAAAGATACAACTAGACGAACGACAGAATTTAGATGGTTTGACGGTTGGTGCAGCTATTATAAAGTTATTAGAATTAACGAAGTTAGATACAAAAATTAAAACTGATTATATAGGAGACACTTCTCCTCGCATTGGTTCTGTTCAAAAAAAGCCTATCAGAGGAACTCTGTTAGTGTTAGATATTATAAAACAATTATTATCTAAACCCATTAATTTGTCTGACCAAGATTTACCTAGACCTAATATCGCTAAATTAATAGATGATGGTACATACTCTCAGTTAGTCATAGAGGTAGAGTCTGCGTTAGATTCATCAGACATATCTTATACATTTAACGAAAATAAAAACATAACTACTATTAATGTTATAGATAGAAAGGTTCCTACTATTATAGTAGTAAGTGGTAAAAATGGTGTAAAGGGTACCTTCTCTCACGATGGAGCTATCAAAGCACTAGACCGTACATATTTAGAAGTTAGTAATAACAATTTAGAATCCCCAGCTGCATGTAAAGAATTTGGTGCACGATTGTTCCAAGCTAATCTAGAAAATAAATTTGAATATCAGATAGGTGTTACAGAAGGTTTCTATTTAGCCGAAAATCAAGTTGTAAGAATACAAACAGATAATAAAGATTTTTCAGGTAACTATAGAATAGTGGGTAAAAATATAAGTTTTGGAGATACTACCTCTATAGGTATAACTATTAATAGAAAGCCTCCTACTCTAGCTGAGTATATCAGTAGTAGAGATAATTAAGACTTAGGATATGCTGCGTCGTTTAATTGTGGTTGGTTAGAACCAGATACATTATTTAATCTATTAGTTCCCCATGCGTTACCTGCTTGACCATTACCACCACTGGATTCACCATTGGCTGGGTACATAGTTCGATAACTTACTGTTCCTGCTGGCATCCATTCTCCATCACCAGTTGGTCCATCATTAGGTCCTAGATATACAGGACGGTCTATCTTACCGTTACCATTACCTCCAGCATTGAGGCCCATTTTACGTCCGTATCCAGTTATATCAGTTTCGTATTCCATGTTTAAATCTCACATTTATCACCAACACAAGCATACTCAGCCTTACCTTGAGTATTGTCTGAGTTCTCATATTGAGACAAATCTGTATAGTTAATTACGGGAAGCTTCTTTATAAGCCTTTCGTAGGTTCTAGCGTCAATCTCTTCATAAGGAGCTAACTCATAATGTCCACCATCATAAGGTAAAAATGACACACCATTGATAATGTCCCAGTTCTGATATACCCAGTTACCAACTTCAAACCACTCATCATCTCTTACATACACAGTCATACTAGCATTGTGTTCACACCAGTTATGTTGTAAGTTTTTATAATGTTTTAATTGGTCTAATGCTGTTACATCTTTACGGGTTATACAATCATCAGGAGACTTAACAGGGAATTCTAATACCCACGTAGAAGCAGTATCTTTATCTTGTCCTACTTCAGGGGTTGCCTTTATACCACTATCCTTCATCATTCTAAACAAAGGGTCATTAGCAGATATCCTATATCTACGTATGTAGTGTTGAGAATAACGTGGGTGGACACCTGATGCTGAATCTACTAACTGTGAAACTGTACCAGATGGCTTGACACAAGTGGTGGCTGCTGGCATTTTTGTACCAAGGATGGTAGATGCTTTGCGAGAAATGCGCAAAACACGGCTTTTAAGGGCCTTTAAGGCGTCCGAGGTCAATACCGAGGGGTTATCCATCTGACCAGTCAAACTAACTCCTAGAAGCGCTTCTACGTCACAGTTCTTTTTCCATGATTCTCGGAGATATGGGAAGTATGTGAACGAGCTCTGTATAACACCGAGCCATGTAGCAGTCTCAACCTTATCTAAAAGGGTGTCTAAATCATCCTCAGCTCTAACAACCACTTCACTTAAGTTGCAGAACTCCATATCCCTAAGCATTATTTCGCCACAAGGGTTAGTGCCTTGGATTAATGGAGCATATCTGCGAGATGGAGCTTTCTTCTGTGCAGCATCAAGATTAAAGATGCCCCTTTCCCCTGTGCCTGATAGAGCTAGTGCTGCCCATTCTTTTAGAAATTCAGCAGCGGTTGGCTTTTCTCTAAATATAGCACTGTTATTTGCCATAGCTCTTTTGATAGGGAAAGGCCATTCTTTTGCATGACGCATCTCTTTATCATTTATATCACTTAAAGATATCTGAGAACTACGTCTCACCCCTCCTACTACTACTATCTCTGCTATCTGATTACATATATCATGAGCTTCTAACGTAGTAAGTTTACGTCCTTGCGCATTATGCATAGTCTCACGAATGAAATCGTGTAACTTAATTAAAGGAGCTGGTCCTGACGCACGACCACCCATCGTACGCAAGCGAGCCCCCTCTAATCTAATCTGTGAATAATCAAAGTAAATGTTTTGTCCATCATATAAATTAGACATTAACATCTTAACTGAGTCAGCCCATCCTGCTTTAGAATCAAAGATGGGTATTTTTTCTAATCCTCGACCAGACTTAATTTCAGGTATGGTTGGTAGTTTATCTACTTCCTCTTTCTCTACAGAAAAGCCAAACCCAGTCCCACACATTAAAATATATAAACATTCCGCGAATGCTTCTACTGTATTAATTTTAGCAAAGGAGCAGTTGTATATACAGGTGTTGTCAAACTTAGCAGCAGGTCCTGCCGCCCATAGGAAACGCATAGAAGGCATTACTGCAAACTCAGACATATACTTTCTTATCTTGTTAACAGTCTTCTCTGGTATATCTGGCCTTTCTGAAATTATAAAACTAATAAATCTCTCTATGGTTTCTGGCCAATCTTCTCTACGATTCTCTTCTTCTATCCAACGTGAATACGTTCTCTTATAAATAAATTCTGATACTTGATTTTTAAACATTTTACCACTCCTTTCGCGGTTCATTACTATAGTATAGGGCTACTATAAAAGCCTTTTCTTAAATTAAAAAAATTATTGATAACTTATCAAAACCCTGCGTGCGCAGGTGCAATCCTCATCTTCAGAATCGCACTTACACACTTGGTTTGAAGTTTCGAAACCTGATGCTAACTTGTAGTTTAACTCAGGCATTACTCTTCAACTACGATATCGCCGTAGTATCCGTGTAATATTTCGTCACGAGCAACTGTCATCTTCTCTCTCTTATTGAAGACTTTATTAAATCTCATAACTGTAACCATTTCTACTTCTGGTTTTTTTACTTCTTCTTTAACAGCTTCTTTCTTTGCTGCTTCTTTCTTGGTTGTTTTCTTAGCTGCCATTCTTAGGCCTCCACATTCATCAAACGACCATCTTCATACTTTCTGTATGTTTCTCCACTGATTTTAACAATGGTGAATTGTTCTACTGCTTCAGCAGCTTTTTTGACGTCAACGTCTTTCTTACTTGCTTTTTTATCTGCCATGATATCACTTTTTCTTTTTGCGGCGTCCCGCTTTCTTCTTCTTTGGCTTTACTTTGCGGGGGAGTTTGGCGCTCTTAGGCGTCTCCTTCTCCCACTTCTTCGCCATCTTGGGCTTGTTCTTGTACATCCAAGCTCTCTGTTTCTGACTTTTGAAGGGCATCTTGTTGTTCCTTGTTTTTATTTTCTAGGAAAGCTTGCCATGGTATAACCAAATCTTCTTTCTCTAGGTACTCTTCTAAGTAAGCATGGTTTGTTTGTAGAATAGAATTTAGTTCTTGGTTTTGATTACTCAAGTTCTGCATCTGTTCTGCTAACATCCTTGTCTGCCCAACTAAGAAGTTGAGATTGTCCATTGTCTGAGAGGGACCTGTTCCTTTCTCGTAGTCCTTTACCCAGTCTTCTATTTCGTTCACACGTTTCTCTAGTCTTTTCAATGTTGCCATTTCTCTTTCTCCTAAACACATCCACATTTGTCTGTGCATATGTTCATTTGTATTAACTTATCCTTTGAATACCTATTTAAAGCTTTCGACCTAATCAGGTCAATTTGGCGACCCGCTTTATTAGGATTGTCAGTATACCAACCCCAGTCACCACCGGGTTCATCATATATACTGTTAAAGATAAAGTAAATGTCTCTATTCTTATAACCTGCTGCTACTAGTTCAGTAGCTATTACATTATTATTCTCGTGGCTGCTATGTCCACGCTCTATATTACGCTCTATTAGCTTTATTATACACTCTCTAGGGGGCTTAATATATTCATTGCTTATACTATAGCTATGACTAATAGAGCTTGTTGCTTCATCTATCTTGTTTAATAGATACTCTATGCTATATGATACTGTATGCTCTATCTTATAGTAATCACAAACAAATTCTACAAAGTTTCTCAATGCTTTTTTACTTGGTTCAGATGGTATAACTCTACCACTTTCTTCCATAGCCATTGCATACAACTCTTCAATACCTGTTTTCATGACTTCATCAACTGTGAACTGTGTACACCATACACCCGTTGGTTCATTAGTTAACTTAGATATATAAGCAGTGTTGACTATACGTCTCATACATGACACACTGTTGTTTATACATATGTCATCTAGTGTTTTCAAACTATACTTCTGTTTTAAATGTTTGAGATATTCTTTGATTGCTGTTCTCTTTATATGCTGGGGCAAGTCCACTGGGCAATAAAAGTCTATATTCATTTGAAAGCCCTTTCCCCCTGTAAGATATATCCTTGGGGTAATTCCTAGTGGTTTGCAGAACCGGCGTATAAATCTCCTCACATCCATCAAACATTTCTTTACATCCTTATTATCGTCAAAGTCAAACCAAACTGTATTAAGTACGGCAGTCTCGTAATTAGTTTTTCCATCAGGTTTATCTTGAGAACTGTCAAATACATATACACTTGCATAACAATTCTTTTTCCCGTTGTACTTCTTTATTTCTTCTTCGAGCCCTTCGACTGAGTCGCACTTGGCGATTCTTGCTGGGATTCCAAATTCTCTATAATACATGGGTCTGTTATTTCTTCTCCTACTTTTTCTAATACTTCTATCTTCTGACACCAATCTCTAGGTATCGCTAAGATATCCACACCATCTGTATCTGACCAATGTTGGACCAGTATTAAAGCTTTACTGTCTCTAAACACAAGCTCTCCTATAGTCTCACATACTGCCATGTGATTCAAAGGATTATTAAAATCCAGTGTGTGTATTTTTATCTGCTGGGCTGCGTCATTCCATGTGACTTTTACTAGAGGGCCTTGACCCCCTAATCCTTTTGCGTATTTTTCCATTCTTTCCATTCCTCAAATAGCATAGCTACTAGGTTGTTGTCCCCTATATTTTTATGATACTTAGCATTAGGGGGTGCTTCGTCTACAAAGTAGGCGTTCTTAGGCCTATCAAACAAAAGCCTATCATATGGCACTTGTTCTATTTCTAACCATTGTTCTGTAACAAATTTAGAATCTAATGTATTAGGACGTGTTGTCCATATAGTTATATGATGTTTATTATTTTTTAACCACTGCATAAATTCTATTACATTAGCTATTGGGTGACAGAACTTCCATAGTAATTCATCTTCAGGCTTAAGTATAACATTTTCTAAGCCAAACACTAACTGCATTCTTTCTCCCAACGAGATGCAAGTTTAAGCCACCTTTGTTGTACAACACTCCAGTCATATTCTTTCTTGGCTTTCTTTCTCGCTGCTTGTGAAGCTTCTAATTTTTTATCAGCGTTATGATAATAATAATCACATGCATCAGCTATAGCTATTGCAGAACAGATTGCTCTGTGAGGAGCTGCTCTTGCAGGTGTATCCCACCACATATCTTTATATGGTAACAATATACCAGCATCACAAATATCCTCAGGTATTAATTTGTCTCTACCATTCGTAGATTCACTACCTAACATATCTCCACCACATGGATATAAGGGTATATCTGCTGTCTCTGGGTTATCTTCTTTTATTATCTCCCAAGCAGTTGTGTAATTAGTTACTGCAACAGGAGTTCCACAAGCCATCGCTTCTATAGTGGGTATACCAAATCCTTCACCAGCAGTAGGTAATACAAATACATCTAAGCAGTTATATAAATCTACCATACCATGTTCTGATAAAGCTTGTCCGTTGTCTAGATGACCCATCAAAGGAGGCATTAAGAAATCCTTTACACCATATTGTTCAGCGAAGTCAGGGAATCTCCATCCCATAGCATCATTCCAATCCATATGTAATACTAATCTAGCATCTTTAGGTGTTAAATCATTACGGTCAACAAACTCTTTAAATCCCTTTATCAGTTGGGGTATATTTTTACGGTGTTGATTACGTGCTACACATCCTACTATAAATGCATCTCCTGCTATATCTTTCAGTGGCTTTTCACCATACAGAGGATTCAATTTAGGTTTAAAGAAATTACAATCCACACCATGTGGCATATAGATACTATCTTCACATCCTTTGAAATAAGTGTTTAATACTTTCTGTCCATATCTAGACATACATAATTTATAATCCATTCTATTAATAGGTTCTTGCCACATCGCTAAAGGAGGTGTACCATCTATAGGTATAACAGCAGCCCATTTCCATGGTGGTCCTCTAGATACTTTTTTGAATATATCGCTAAGCATCTTACTTCTATCTGCTCGGTTTAGTAATTCTTTTGTATCGTCATCATATAAAGGTATAGTAGCTTGATTTGGTCTTTTATGTTCAGCTACATGAGCAAACATTTGGAAATCTAAATGGGTTAATATAATATCAGGTCTGAAATTTTTCACCCATGAGGGAAAAGATTTCTCTCCATACCTTTCCTGACCACCATACTGTATAGGTAGATTCTCTACTGTTTGTACTTTCTCTGTTTGATTAAGAGGCCACGGTATATCATAAGGTCTATGCGATTGGTTTTGACACCCTCCATATCCTATATGATGTCCGTCTTCACATAGTATAGCAGATACATTTTTAGTATTAGTCCCAAATCCAGTAGGAGCCCATGGACTATCTGATATGGGCATTATCCTTAGTTTATCTTTCTTTGGTGTTTTCCATTCATGATTTTGAACTGGTTGGCTAACGTCTGGGTTTTGTAACATAGTTATTGTTTAATAGCTATGATATCCCTTTTGTTAACTATAACGGTTCCCTTTTCACCACTAAGGTATACAAAATTTAAATCATCATTAATAATTTTTCCTCTTCCGACTTTCGTCTTATCCTCTTCTCGCCAAACCACTTTGACTTCTGCTTCTTTTAAAAAGGAAGCAACACTTCTATTATCATTTTCATCCATTTTATCACACTTCTCAATGTAGTAGGAGTGACAGCTCGTGTCATCCTATTACTAGTTATGAGGAATTAGTATATAAAGCTTGCCCTATATCCAAGACATCAAACTCTGTTGTTTTTTATCCAGTAAAGTGATAGGTGGTTTCTTCTTCACCCAATCAGCTAACTGAAACTTTTGTAGTAAGGTACTAATTGTATCCCAATAGTATCTTATATCTACTTCATCTATATCTTTAACTAAAGACTCTAGTTTGTAACCATCCTTACACTTGATATAATAATATGTAGTGCCTTCAGATGGTATAATACCTATATCTTTACCTTGGTCCATCAAGGTAAGAATCAAATCTGTTTCTGATTTATAATCTTCTCTCTTACGACCTTGACTTTTACGCATAACAAAATCAGACAACTCATACTCTTGTAAGTCATATAGTTTATCTATAAAACTAGGAGTTATGGTATTGTTAATTCTATTATTTATAACTCTATCTAATACTTTAAGATAGAACTTAGACCTACTCGTAGCTTTAAACGTACTACCATGTTTAGTTAAAGAACCATCTTCATTACGTAATACATAGTTACCTACTTGTAACCATACACCTTCCTTAAAGTAGTCTTTATCCATCGCAATATGTTCAGACTCAGCATCAGGAACAACATGCTTAAGCAACAACCTCAAACGATTTGTTAACCATGACTCATCAACATCCACATTAGTATTAATCCCATCTGTATGTACATATACCACAGCATCCTCTCCATATCTGCTACGGATAATATCCACGGCCGATAGAAGTAACCAACGTGCCGTTGCCGTGATAGTAAGACCAACACCCATGTCACCATAAGAGATATAAGGATTAGCGTTTGCTCCATAGAAAGTATTCACCATTATTTTAAGAGCATTGGATTTGCTCTTATCTTCTTTCGTTGAACCAAGTTTATAAGGCTTTCGCATTTCTTTAAACTCTTTACACATGTTATATAGACAACTCTTCCTAGAAGTATCTATTTTAATCTTTAGTCTTTTACCCACCCTGTTATCAGGGATATAAAGTATGTTATCTTTAAATTCTAAATCTTCTGAATAGTCTTCATATCCTACAATTTCTGTTGTATCAGGGCCTAAATTCAGTGCCATAGCTATAGATGGGTAGAAAGAACTGAAGTCTACCTTTATATTTCTAGCATGGAAACCGGGGCTATAAAGCTCTATGTGGGCAGCTTGATAGTTACCCCTGTCTGCTTTAAATATCTCTGGGTGTCTTTCCTTATTCTTATCAAGCGTTACTATGCCTTGCTCGAATAAGCTCCTCCCTTGTAATATTTTAGTTATATAACTAGATGGAGCATTGACATATGTTGCCAGTGGAACGCATAAAGTTTCTGCGATATACTGTATCTGAGGGAAGTAATGATTGAATAGATACATAGTAGCGTCTACATCACTAAGGACATAGTCGTGTATCTCTTCAATAGGGTAGTCCAGTAAAGCATTGTTAGCGAAATCTAGCTCAATAGGTTCGAGACCAAAATTTCTAGCAACACTTTTTAGACCACGTGGTATGCCTGATAGGGAGTAATCTAGGCGTGTCCATCTCAGTAAATCTAGAACTATGCGCCCTCCGGCTTGCATCTTAAGTTCCTTTTGATTCTCAGGGGACTCCCATCCCCATTCAGTATTATCTCTGTTGAGAATCTTTTTATACCCTTTTAAGCCATGAAAGTTAGCCCTATGTAATATCTGAGGTATATCATACCCCACAAGATTATAACCACATACTATGTCTGGGTCATAATCATTAACATAGGCAGCAAACTTTAGTAAAACATCTCTATCATCTTCACCATCCCATAAGAATACCTCACGCTCTCCGGAAGACGTGACTATACCTATAGCGACAACTGGGTAATCTTCCCCGAAAGGAAAACTACCATCGGGAGAATGTGTTTCTATATCAAACACTAAAGTCTTTACATCGTCAGTATTAGGGAACTGACTAAAGAACTCAGGATGTTCAATACACAATCTTTCCATTAAGGCTTCACGCCCACCATCATAAAGCGCATGAGGCGGCACGGCATCTCTCTTAGGAACATAGTTATGTTTTGAGAGTTTAACGTTCTTATCACTAGCAACTAATCTATACTCTTTACCCTTATCATCTTCTGTGAAGTAATAAGGAATATAAGGACTTGTAGCTGCTTCGGTAGAACTATTACGATATATTTTTACTTTTAATGAACCATCTCTCAGGTCTATTGTTCGATGGTTTACTGTGGCTATTAGGGGTACTTTCATATTTCTTTTATATCTCCTTCTTCTTCTATATCCCACATTTCTAT